GCCGACCGGCTGCTGGAGCTTGTAGTCACCGACGAAGCCGGTCTGTCCTCAGACACCTTGCGCCTGACGCTGGATGACCGGCGCCGCGCCGATGGGGCGATTGCGCAGCTGCCCAAGATCGGCACGGTGCTCGAAGTCTCGCTGTCTTATGCTGGCCGATCCTGGGTGGCGATGGGCAAATTCATCGTCGATGAGATCGAAATCCGCTCACCCCCAGCGACGCTGTCGGTCTCGGCTAAAGCGGCTGACATGGTCGGGCCGTTTCGCAGCCCCAAGACGCGCTCCTGGGAGGAAACGACGCTCGGAGCCTTGGTCAGTGCCATCGCGACTGAACATCGCTACCAGGCCAAGATCGATCCCGAACTCGGTGCCATCGCCGTTCCCCACCTGGACCAGACCGCCGAGTCGGATATGGCGCTGCTGACACGTCTGGCCGCCAAGCACGATGCCGTGGCCAAGCCCGTCGCCGGTTTCCTGGTGCTCGCCCGCCAAGGGGCGGCCAAGACCATCACCGGTCAGACGCTGCCGACGCTGCGGCTCGAACCTGAGCAGCTCGCCCAGTGGCGTTATCAGCACAGCGCCCGCAAGCCGGCTGGCACAGGTAGCGCCCAGGGGGAAAACGGCCAATCCCCGCCGCAGGTCAGCACCGGCGGCACCAAGGCTTACTGGTGGGATTTCGAGAAAGGCGAGCGCCGGGAGGTGACCACCGGATCGCCACCATTCGAGGAAATCCGCTACGTCCATGCCACCGAAGCGGAAGCGAAGGCCGCAGCGGCCACCCGCAAGAACACCGGCGAGCGGGGACAAGGCGAGCTGTCGTTCAGCCTGCCGGGCGATCCAAGGCTGGCGGCTGAAGGCCGGCTGTCCATCAATCTGCGCCCGGGCATCCCCACCGACTGGCGCATCAAGCGCGTCGAGCACCGCCTGGGTAGCCAGGGCTACACGACGCAGGTCGAGTGCGAGCGCTTCACCGCCGCCCCCGTTCCCATCACTGCAACCGAGTAAGGAGGCCACCGTGCCCGAAAAAGATCCTTCGACCTACGGCCTGATCACCTATCTGTGGGTGATCGGTCTATCCGCCTGGGGGGGCCTCGTCAATTTCTACCGCAATGTGGCGTCCGGAAAAACACGGGCACTCAATTTCATCGAGCTCATCGGCGAGCTTGCCACTTCGGCGTTTGCCGGGCTCATCACCTTCTGGCTGTGCGAGGCGGCGCAGTTCAATCCCCTGGTGACCGCAGCCTTGGTCGGCATCTCCGGCCACATGGGCAGCCGGGCGCTATACCAACTGGAGCGCTGGGCGCAGGCGCGTCTGATCCCACCAACAGACAAGGAGCGGTCATGAATCACATCGACACCATCCTCGACGAGATCATCCGCCGTGAAGGCGGCTACGTGAACCACCCGGTCGACCGGGGCGGGCCGACGAACTTCGGCATCACGGCGCAGACGCTGGGCAACTGGCGCCAGCTCGGTCGCCCGGCCACCGCTGCCGAAGTCCAGGCGCTGACGGAAACCGAAGCCCGTGCCATCTACCGCCAGCAGTACATCACCGGCCCTGGGTTCGAAGCCATCACGCATCCAGCGCTGCTGCATCTGCTGGTCGATGCCGGCGTGCATTCCGGACCCAAACGCGCAGTGCAATGGCTGCAGTCGGCGCTCGGTGTCACGGCCGACGGCGTCATCGGTCCCAAGACCCGTGCGGCACTCGCACAAGCTGACCAAGGTGTGCTCTACGGCAAGGTGCTCGGCCAGCGCCTACGCCACCTCGGTCGGCTGATCACCAACGATCCGAAGCAGTCGGCCTTCGCCGCTGGCTGGATGAACCGGATAGCGGAATTCGTGGAGGGCACGGTATGACCCCGATCCTCACCACCTTGGCCCCGGGCTTGCTGGAAGCCGGCAGCCGACTCATCGACCGCCTGGTGCCTGACCCAGCCGAACGTGAGAAAGCCAAGCTCGCGCTGCTGCAGGCCGAGGGGCAGCTGGCGCTGCAGGAGATGCAGACCAGCCTCTCGGCGATCCTGGCTGAGGCCAACTCGGCCGACCCCTGGACCAGCCGGGCACGGCCGACCTTCCTTTACGTCATCTACGGCGTGATCCTGCTGTGCGTGATGGGTGCCATCATCGGCATCTGGTGGCCAACGCACGTCTTCCAGGCGGCGGAGAACTTGAACAAACTGCTGGGCGCGGTGCCGGAGAGCCTGTGGTGGCTCTTCGGTGCCGGCTACCTGGGCTACACCGGCGCGCGCAGCTTCGACAAGTGGCGTGGGCAGGCACGCTGACCGGTGCTGCCCGGCACGACAACCTGAAACGACGATCCCCCGATCTCACTGCCTTTGCCTGCGGTGGGGTCGGGGGATTTTTGCTTTCGGTATAAAATAACTTGAGTTTTTGCGCTATCTATGCAAAATAGGCTTTTATTGGTGTGATATGGAGGTGGATGATGCTTGTTGAGTTTAGAGTGGAGAATTTTCGCTCCCTGCGTGAAGAGCAGGTGCTCAGCCTTGTCGCCTCTAAGGACAAGACGCTGCAGGACACGCACACGGTGAGCACGGGGCTCAAGGCTGTTCCCAGCGTGCTGCGCAGTGCAGCGATCTACGGTGCCAATGCCAGTGGCAAGTCCAATCTGATCAAAGCGCTTCAGTACATGCGCGGCGTGGTTGCCGAGTCGGCGACCGTGATCCAGCCTGGCCGGACCTTTGCCGTACAGCCATTCCGACTCGATGCGCAGTCGGCCAAGGAGCCCACGGCCTTCGAGGTGACCTTCATCATCGACGGTGTCCGGTATCAGTACGGCTTTTCGATGACACCCCAGCGTATCGTCAGCGAGCACTTGCTGGTCTACAAGGCCTTCAAACCCCAGCGTTGGTACGAGCGTCGCTACGATGCCCAGACAGGCAAGGACGTGTATGACTTTGGCCCTGGCTTGAAAGGACCGAAGAATCTTTGGGAAGGGGCGACGCGTCCGAACGCGCTGTTCCTGTCGATGGCCGTCCAGCTCAATAGCGATGCGCTTCGCCCGGTCTTCGACTGGTTCGTCAATGGACTTGTGATCTTCAACGAGCAGGCGCAGATCAACCCACAGGTCACCATCCAGATGCTGCGGCAAGCCGAGGGCCGTCGCCAGATCTGTGACTTCTTGTCGGCTGCTGACATCAGTATTGCGGATATCGAGGTGGTCACGCGGAAGGTACCCGCCCAGGCCGTGCATTTCGATCCCGTTGCAGGCAACACTGAGGTCCGTAATGAAGAAGTCGAGGAGCATCAGCTGCGCTTTTCTCATGTGACCGAGAAAGGTCGCGCTGTCTTTGATCTGATGGATGAGTCCAACGGTACAAGAAACCTGTTGTTTCTCGCCGGCCCGATACTGGACATTCTGCGCAAGGGACACACGCTGGTGATCGACGAGTTGGACACCAGCTTGCACACCCTGTTGGTGCGTGAGCTCGTGCGGCTGTTTCACCGTCCCGAAGTCAATACCGGCGGAGCCCAGCTGATCTTCACCACTCACGACACCTCGCTGCTGGATGCTCCGAATCTCTTCCGGCGTGACCAGGTCTGGTTCGTGGAGAAAAATCATGACCAAGCCTCAGAGCTGGTGAGCTTGTCGGAATTCAGCCCGCGCAAGAACGAGGCCCTCGAGCGGGGTTATTTGATGGGGCGCTACGGTGGCATTCCCTTCCTCAACCGCTCGCTGGGGCTGCATCACTGATGGCGCGCGACAATTCCCCGAAAGAGCGCCAACGTCAGCAGCTCGAACGCAAACTGGCGCGTCGCGCCAGCTATGACCGCATCCTGATCGTCTCGGAAGGCAGCAAGACCGAGCCCAACTATTTCGGCGAGATCCGGCAGGCTTACCGGTTGCACACGGCCAATGTCGAAGTTCGACCCAGCGAGCTCGGCACCGCCCCCATCCAGGTGGTGCAGTATGCCAAGGAACTGTTCGAGTTCGGAGACAAGCACAAGAACATCCAGCCTCGCGCCTTCGAGCAGGTGTACGCTGTTTTTGATCGCGACGATCACGGCAGCTACTTCGATGCCTTGACGATGGCGGAGTCGCTGGACGGCAAACTGAAAAACGACAACAAGCAATTCGTGCGTTTCCAGGCGATTGCCTCGGTGCCGAGCTTCGAGCTATGGCTGCTGCTGCACTACGAGGACATTCAGGCGCCGATCCATCGTGATGAGGTGATGCGGCGTCTGAAAACCCACATCCCCGGCTACGAGAAGGGGGCAACGCGTGCTTTCAGCATCACCCGGGATCGGTTGTCCGTGGCGACGCAACGCGCCCAGGCGTTGGCGGCCAAGTTCAATGCGCGGACGGTGCCCGAGCCGTTCACTGCGATTGTCGAGCTGGTGGAGTTGCTGACCCATCTTCGTCCGGGTAAATAAAGCAGGGGGCGCTTGTTGCCCCCTGAATGAGTGGCCATCAAGCCGTGGCCACCGCCATCGCAGCCTGACTCACCCCCACCGGCCGCCTACCGACCACATTCCCCACCACATTGACCGCCTCCAGCATCGCCTGCGGCGACAGGTGCGCGTAGCGCATCGTCACCTTCGGATCGTGGTGGCCGAGGAGCTTCTGCACCTCGTACAGCGACCGCCCGGCATTGACCAGGAAACTCGCGTAGCTGTGGCGCAGGTCGTGCAGCCGCACTTCGCCCAGCCCCACCTTCTTCCGGATCGAGTCCCAGGCGTAGAAGATCGACACCGGTGGCTTCTTGGTCTTCGGGTTGAAGAACACCCAGGGGATATCGTCCTGCCGAGGCAGCGATAGCAGCAACTCGATGGCCGCGTCCGACAGCGGGATGTGGCGCGGCTTCTTCGACTTGGAGCGACTCGCCGGCACCGTCAGCATCCGGCGGTTGAAATCGATCTCGTCCCACCGGGCGTCCAGAATCTCGCGCTTTCTCGCCCCGGTGTAGAGCAGCAGCCGGATCACCTGGCCGACCTGCACGTTCCTGTTGGTGTCCAGCTCATCAAACAGCCGCTGCACCTCTTCCGTGGTCAGGTACCGCTCGCGCGCCCCGTGGTCCTCAAAGGGCTCCACGCCATCGCAGGGGTTGCTCTTGGGCGGCAGGATGTCCCAGCGGATCGCGCAGTTGTAGATGAACTTCATCAGAACGATCATCCGGTTGCAGGTCCCGGCCGCGTAACCCTTCTCGAACACCGCGTGGTGGAAGGCCACCACATCCGAGCGGGTGATCCGGTTCATCCGGAACTCGGCAAACACCGGCAGCAGGTGATTGCGCAGCATCGTCTCATCCGTCTCCCAGCTGCGCTTGCGGGTCTTGGCGTAGGGCAGATAGCGCTCGGCCACGAAATCCCCAAAGGTCGGCACATCCTTGAAGCGGTGGCTCTCCACCTTGGGGTCGCCACCCTCGGTGACCATCTGCTTCATCTGGTGCGCCTTGGCCCGGGCGTCCGACACCGAAATCTCATCGACCCGGCCAATCCGGTTCAGTCGCACCTTGCCCGCCGCATCGCGGTAACGGAAGTAGAAGGTCGCGCCGCCACTGGCGCGATGCTCCAGCAAGAAGCCCTTGATCTCCGTATCGAAGTAACTCACGGCCCTGGAGGCAGGCTCGCGACCTGGCAGCGTGGCCAGGAATTCGGTCGTCAACGCTTGTGCAGGCATCGTCGTGCTCCTCTATCTATTGAGGATCATGTTACGATACAATGCGCCGGAAAGGACATAAAAAGCGTCTAATCAAACAGAAATATTTACCTACCAAGACCGGGCAAAAAAGAAGGAGTCGACCATGATCGACGGAAGACAGATCCGCGCCGCGCGCGCGATGCTGGGCTGGAGCCGGGAAGACCTGCTCAAGGCCTCGGGCATCTCGATGTCAGCGCTGCTGCGCATGGAAGGGGCGCTGGCCGACAGCCGCAGCTCCACACTCAACAAGGTCACCAAGGCCCTGACCCTGGCCGGCATCGAATTCGTCACGCGTGATGACGGGGCGATTGGCGTCATGCTCAAGGCACAAAACCCGCCTCAACCGCCACAATGAGCACAGCATCCCGAGTCACCCAAAAGGCACAAAGGCCACCTGATGAGACACATTGGGTGGCCTTTGCACTCGATGGCTTCGGTTGGTAGGAAGTTGGTACGTCGGATTGGCTGTAAATTGCGTCTATATAGGTAGGGAGCGCGGCTAAGTCTTTGAAAAGACAAATAAAATATCCGATCAGAATGAAAATATGCCTTTTGCGGTAGGAAAGTGGTCGGAAGTGGGCGCTTCGAGGGCTTCAAAACGCGCGTAAGTCTTTGACTTGCAAAGGGATTGCAGGGTGGCTGGCTGTTACGCTCACTGTAGGTATCGACAACTTCTCCGGTGGTGCAACTGATGACGTGTTCATTGGCGGCAACGGTGCAGCCAATACCACTGGTCCTGCCGACCAACTGAATGGCGGTGCCGGTAACGACACTTTCAAGTTCTACGGCGGCGCGATCACTGGTGCAGTTCCGACCATCAAGAACATCGAGAACGTCTACCTGAACGCAACGAACGGCACCTTGGATGCTGCCTCCATTGCAGGAGTGGTCTCTGTTGAAGTAGACAACGCAGGCGGTGCACACACCGTCAACCTGGCGGCCACCCAGGCGCTGAAGCTGTCCAACATCAATACTGCTGCAGCTGGTTCTGCAACGACCGTCACTGGTACTGCAGCCAACGGCATCACGCTGAACAACGTGATCGACAAGAGCGTCACTCCCAATGTGGCACAGACGCTCAACGTCAACACCCGTGATACTGCTTTGAACCTGAAGGCAACTGGCGCTGCAAGCAGCATCAGCTTGCTGAGCAATAGCGGCACGGCAGCAGCAGATATGGCTGCACTGACCAAGCTGACTATCACGGGCGATGCCAAGTTGACCGTGGCTGCTAACGCTGGCTACACCAACCTGACCACTGTGGATGCCAGCGCGAACACCGCCGGTGTCGACTTCCGTCAAGGTTTTGACACGAACCTGACCTTCACCGGTGGTACGGGTAACGATCGCGTCGATGTCTCGATCGCTGCCGGTGCGGTAAGCGCTCAGGACAAGCTGGACGGTGGCGCCGGTACCGATACGCTCGCTATCACCACAGGCGGTCTGACCGCCCCGGCCGTTGCGAACATCAAGAACTTTGAAACCCTGGAAGTTCGCGGTGCAACGACTCAAGACGCCAGCGTGTTCGAAGCTAACAACACGCTGACCGGTCTGGCCGTGGTGAACACGGGCGCTGCGCAGGCAATGAATGTGACCAACCTGGCTGCGACCGCGAAGGACAACATCGTTGTCACCACCGGCAGTGCTGTAAACACGACCACCCTGACCACCACGGTCAAAGGCTTCGTGTCGGGTGGTACGTCCGACTCGGCCACGGTGACTGTCAATGCCAACGCGGCTTCGACGGCTGCCGATGAAAGTGTCCTGAACCTGACCTTCGAGAATGTCGACGTTCTGAACCTCGTCAGCAGCGGTCGTGTGGCGACCAATGCGAATGACATCACTGTCACCGCGACTGACCTGGAAAAGCTGGTCGTGACCGGTAACATCGCAACGACCCTGACGCCGAGCGCTGCCAGCGTCGGCATCACTGAAGTGGACGCTTCGGGCTTGGTGGTGGCCAACGGCTTGGCTAATGGTATGACGTTTGCCCAGGCTATTGGCGCAACCCAAAGCCTGCTGGTGACCGGCTCCAATGGTATTGATACCGTCACCGTGGTAAGCGCTAAGGGTACCGTGGTGGCCAACGGCGGTAACGACGTAATCACTTTCAACACTGCTGCTGCTGCGCTGGGTGACCAGTCGGTGAACCTGTCGGCTAAGGACTTTGTGGCTGGTGGCGCTCTGAACGTGACGGTCCAAGCTGATTCGGCTGGCTTTGCTGTGATTAAACTGTCGTCACACAAGTGGTGGTGGGCACTGTCGGTGCCGTGCTGGGCTTGAAGGTGGCGACCATCGCACTGGGCTATGCCTGGACCTTCGTGAAGGGGCCGATCCTCGGTGCCCAGGTGGCGTTTCAGTCGGCCCGGGCTGGTCTGGCGTTGCTGCAAGTGCAGGCTGCCACGACTGGTGCGAGTGTCGGCATTCTGTCGCTGGCCTGGAGTCGGATTCAGACGGGTGCCCTCGGGCTGATCGCCCCGATCAAGTCGGCGGCGCTGGCCTTCTGGTCGATGTTGCCTGCCATCGGTGCGACGACCGCTGCGCTGCTGGCCAACCCGATCACATGGATCGTGGCTGGCATTGGGGTGGCGGTTGCCGGACTGGCCTTGGTGATCCGCAAATACTGGGACCCGATTGCCGCTTACGTCGGCGGTGTGTTCGAGGGCATCCGGTCAGCCCTGCAGCCAGCGATCAGCAGCCTTTCCACGGCATTGGCACCGCTGGCGCCGATTGGCCAGGCGATGGCTTCCGTGTTCGGTTTCATCGCCGATGGCGTGAGCCGGGTGGTGGGCTGGATCGGGGCTTTGCTCGCGCCAGTGACACTCTCCACGGAGGAGTTCAACAGCCTGTCCGCCTCCGGCCAGTCTCTCGGGTCGGTGATCGGCAGTGTGTTGAGCACAGCTTTCACGGTGCTGACCTTGCCGATCCGCGCGGTGGGCACGCTGGTGGGGTGGGTGATTGAGGGTTTTACAGCGCTGGTGTCGTTTTCGCCCTTGGCCCTGATTAGCGCGGCCTGGCAACCGGTGGCGGATTTCATGACCAATCTCTGGTCGGGCATCACCGCCACCGTCGGTCAAGCCATCGACTGGATCGCCGGCAAGATCGGCTGGGTGATGAATGCCGGCAAGCAGGTCGGCGACTGGTTCGGTTCGCTCTTCGGCAGCGATAAGCCGGCGTCGCCCACTGCCACGGCTTCGGCTACTGCGCGTCCGGCAGCGGTCGGTGGCACTGCTGCGCTGGTCGCGCTACGCCCCTTCGTCGGCACCGCACCCGTTGGCATCGCGCCGATGTCGGCGGGCAGTCCGTCAGTGGCGGGTTCCAGACCGGTGACGATGCCGGCGCAACCACTGGCTGTGCGTGGCAACACCAGTGTCTCGCTGTCCGCTCCGATCACGGTCAATGCTCCGCCCGGAATGGATGCGCGCGAGATCGCCGCACTGATCGAGTCGCGCCTGCGCACTCTGATGCGCGAGACCACCCGCAGTCCGGCTGCGGCGATGTACGACTGATTTTTCTGTTGGGAGGTGTGCCATGGCCGAACGGGTGATGTTGGGCCTGGGCGAGTTTCGTTTTGAGGTCAGTACGCTCGCCTACCAGAAGTTTTCGCTGAACCAGTCCTGGCGCTGGCAGGAGCAGGCGAGGATTAACCGCGATCCTGCGTTGCAGTTCGTCGGACGCAACGTTGGCGAGATCGAACTCGACGGCGTGATCTACCCGAGCTTCAAGGGTGGCCTGGGGCAGATCGAAGCCATGAGATCCCTTGCTGACGCCGGCAAGCCGCTGCAACTGGTCGATGGTCTCGGTCGCATCTGGGGTGCCTGGGTGATCACGGAGATCGGCGACACCCGCACCGTGTTTGCCGATGACGGTCAAGCGCGCCGGATCGAGTTCCGCATCAAGCTCAAGGCCTATGGGGAGGATCAGCCATGACCCGGCCGATCTTCAAACGGGTGGTCACCCGTGATGGCGATGTGCTCGACGATCTGGTCTGGCGGCACTATGGGCGCAGCGATGTACTGACCGCCGTGCTCGAAGCCAATCCGCAGTTGGCCCAGTTACCCCCGGTCCTTGTGGCTGGCCTGGTGGTCGAGTTGCCCGATCTGCCGCTGCCGACTGAAGCGCCGGTGATCCGGCTGTGGTCGTGAGCCCAATACGAGGAGGGGGCCATGCAACCACTGTTCCGCATTTACGCCGGCAGCCAAGAGATCACCGCTGCCATCCGCGACCGGCTGATCGAACTGGTCGTGACCGACGAAGCCGGCATCCAGTCCGATGAATTGAAACTGACCCTCGATGATCGTCGCCGTCAGGACGGCGCGATTGCTGAGCTGCCGCGCATCGGTACGGTGCTGACTGTGTCGCTGGGCTATGCCGAAACCCGGCTGGTGTCCTTGGGGCGTTTCATCGTGGATGAGGTCGAGATCCGCTCGCCGCCGGCGACGTTGACCGTCTCGGCCAAGGCCGCCGATATGGTGGGGCCGTTTCGCAGTCCCAAGACCCGTTCCTGGGATGCGACGACGCTGGGCCAACTGGTCGAGACCATCGCTGGTGAGCACCGCTATCAGGCCAAGACCGATCCGGAGCTGGGCGCCATCGCCATCCCGCATCTGGACCAGACCGAGGAGTCGGACATGGCGCTGCTGACGCGTCTCGCGGCCAGGCACGATGCCGTAGCCAAGCCCGTGGCGGGGTTTCTGGTACTGGCCAGGCAAGGGGCGATCAAGACCATTACCGGCCAGGTGATGCCGACGATCTCTCTCAGTGCCAGTGAGCTTGCCGAATGGCGCTACCGACACTCGGCCCGCAAACCCGGGGGCAGCGGCACCACCAGCAACCACGATACGCAACAGCCACCGACCACGGCCACCGGCGGCACCAAGGCTTATTGGTGGGACTTCGAGAAAGGCGAACGCCGGGAAGTGACCACCGGCTCACCACCGTTTGAGGAAATCCGCTATGTCCACGCCACTGAGGCGGAAGCCAAGGCGGCAGCGGCCACGCGCAAGAACACCGGTGAACGGGGGCAAGGTGAGTTGAGTTTCAGCCTGCCGGGCGATCCACGACTCGCTGCCGAGGGACGGCTGTCGCTTTCTCTGCGCCCCGGCATCCCGACCGACTGGCGTATCAAGCGTGTCGAGCACCGGCTCGGCACCCAGGGCTACACGACGCAGGTCGAGTGCGAGCGATTCACCGCGTCGCCCGTGCCAGTTACCGACGCCGCCACCGAACCCAACGCATAAGGAGGCCACTGTGCCCGAAAAAGATCCTTCGACCTACGGCCTGATCACCTACCTGTGGGTGACGGGTCTGGCCGCCTGGGGTGGCCTGGTCAATTTCTACCGCAAGGTCAAATCCGGTGAGACCCGTGCCTTCAACGTGGTCGAACTCATCGGCGAGATCGCCACCTCGGCGTTTGCCGGGCTCATCACCTTCTGGCTGTGCGAGGCCGCGCAGTTCAATCCCCTGGTCACCGCTGCGCTGGTCGGTATCTCCGGCCACATGGGTAGCCAGGCCATCTACCAACTGGAGCGCTGGGCGCAGACGCGTCTGGGCAAGGAGCGGTCATGAACCACATCGACACCATCCTCGACGAGATCATCCGCCGTGAAGGCGGCTACGTGAACCATCCTGCCGACCGGGGCGGGCCGACGAACTTCGGCATCACCGCACAGACGCTGGGCAGCTGGCGCAAGCTCGGTCGCCCCGCCACCGCAACTGAAGTGCAGGCGCTGATGGAAGCGGAAGCCCGTGCCATCTACCGCCAGCAGTACATCACCGGCCCCGGGTTCGAGGCCATCACGCATCCGGCACTGCTGCACTTGCTGGTTGATGCCGGTGTGCATTCCGGGCCGAAGCGGGCGGTGCAGTGGTTGCAGAGCTCACTGGGCGTGACCGCTGATGGCGTCATCGGTCCCAAGACCCGCGCAGCTCTCGCTGCCGCCGATCAAGGTGTGCTCTACGGCAAGGTGCTGGGGCAGCGCTTGCGCCATCTCGGACGGCTGATCACCAACGATCCCAAGCAGTCAGCGTTCGCGGCTGGCTGGATGAACCGGATGGCGGAATTCGTGGAGGGCTCGGTATGACCCCGATACTGACCACCTTGGCCCCGGGCTTGCTCGAAGCCGGCAGCCGACTCATCGACCGCCTGGTGCCTGACCCGGCCGAGCGCGAAAAGGCCAAGCTCGCGCTGCTGCAAGCCGAAGGGCAACTGGCGCTGCAGGAGATGCAGACCAGCCTCTCGGCGATCCTGGCCGAAGCCAACTCGCGGGACCCCTGGACCAGCCGGGCACGGCCGACCTTCCTGTACGTGATCTACGGCGTGATCCTGCTGTGTGTCGCGGGCAGCATCATCGGCATCTGGTGGCCAACGCACGTCTTCCAGGCGGCGGAGAACCTGAACAAGCTGCTGGGCGCGGTACCCGAGAGTCTGTGGTGGCTCTTTGGTGCTGGCTACCTCGGCTACACCGGGGCGCGCAGCTTCGACAAGTGGCGTGGGTCGGCACGCTGACCGGTGCTGCCCGGCACGACAACCTGAAACGACGATCCCCCGATCTCACTGCCTTCACGGGTGGTGGGGTCGGGGGATTTTTGCGTTTGGGGCTTCTCGTGGGTTTAAAAATTTGTTAGGATATACGTTCATTTAAACCCAACCCAAGGAGGCGTCATGATTGCAGATCGCATTCGTCAAGCACGACTGGCGGCAGGTCTGACGCTGGGTGCTTTGGGCGAAAAAGTCGGTGTGTCGCACACCGCCATCCAGAAGTACGAGAAGGGTCTGCTGACGCCATCCTCGTCGCAGCTGCTCAAGCTGGCACGTGCCTGCGGCATCCGCACCGAGTATTTTTTCCGCACGCACACGGTAGAACTGCTCCAGCCGGAGTTCCGCAAGCTCTCCTCCTTTGGCAAGATGGCGCAGGATGCGATCAAGCTCAAGGTGGTGGAGTTGGTGGAAAAGCGTGTCGAGTTGCTCGGCGCCTTCCCTGAATCACCCCTGCTGGCATTCGCGCCGCCTGAGGGTTTGCCAGAGCGCATCGAGTCGCTCGATGAGATCGAGGACTTCTCGGATCGGGTGCGCAATGCCTGGCAACTGGGCATGAACCCCATCGCTGATCTCACCGACACCCTCGAAGCGGCCGGCTTGCTGGTCATCGCGGTCGACGAAGATAACCCGAAGTTCTCGGGATTGACCGCCAGGGCTCGTACCAATGATGGTCGAGAATATCCCGTGGTGGCCGTCTCCAAACGCTGGCCAGGGGACCGGCAGCGGTTCACTTTGGCGCACGAGCTGGGGCACTTGCTCCTGAAGGGACGGCTGGCCGAGGGTTTAGATGAAGAGAAAGCGTGTGACCGTTTTGCCGGCGCTTTCCTGGCCCCGCGCGTCGCAGTGCTTCACTTATTGGGGCAGCGGCGCCACGCGCTGGAGTGGCAAGAGCTCTACGCGCTCAAGCACGAGTTTGGGCTGTCGATGGCGGGATGGCTGCAGCGGGCCAAGCAGTGTGGCGTGATCAGCGAGTCCATCTACCTGTCGATGCTCAAGGGTTTTTCTGCCAAGGGCTGGCGCAAGAACGAGCCGGGCGCTCCGTTGCCACAAGAGCATCCGCGTCTGTTCGAGCAGTGGGTTTACCGCGCCTTGGCCGAGCAATACATCTCTGAAGGCAAGGCTGCAGAACTCTTGGGCATTCCGATGATGCGTTTCTATAAAGAGCGCCAGCTGGAGTCATCGGATGCGGTTGCTCATCAGTGATGCCAATGTCTTGATCGACATGGAGGCCGGTGGGTTGTTGGAGATACTGTTCCGGCTTCCCATGCAGATCGGTATCCCTGATCTGCTGTACTACGAAGAGATCGAAGAGGGCAGTCCGGGGCTTGAGCAGATGGGTTTGCAGATCATGGAGGTCAGCGGTGACTTCGTGAAATACGCCGCCCGGCTGCCCGGTCAGTACAACCCGACGCTGCCTGCCAAGAACGGCGCCAAGCCCAGTCACAACGATTACCTGGCGCTGGCACTGGCGAAACAAGAATCCTGCACGCTACTGACAGGTGATGCCAACTTGCGCATCGTGGCCATCAAGGAGTCGGTCACGGTCATGGGCACCATCGGTCTGCTGTGCGCCATGGTCGAAAACCAGCTGCTGACTGTGGACGATGCGCTCAAGGCCTTGCACAAAATGAAAGAGGGCAAGCGTCGCTTGCCCTGGCCTGATGCAGAAAAGATGCTCGAGGCGTTGCGCTGATTACACCGTGGCCGCCACCGCAGCCTGATTCGCTCCCGTCACCACCGACCGCCGCCCCACGACATTCCCCACCACATTGACGGCTTCCAGCATCGCCTGCGGCGACAGGTGCGCGTAGCGCATCGTCACCTTCGGATCGTGGTGGCCCAGGAGCTTTTGCACCTCGTACAGCGACCGCCCGGCATTGACCAGGAAACTCGCGTAGCTGTGGCGCAGGTCATGCAACCGTACCTCGCCCAAGCCCACCTTCTTCCGGATCGAGTCCCAGGCGTAGAAGATCGACACCGGCGGCTTCTTCGTCTTCGGATTGAAGAACACGTACGGGATATCGTCGCGGCGCGGCAGCGACTGCAGCAACTCGATGGCTGCATCCGACAGGGGAATGTGGCGCGGCTTCTTCGATTTCGACCGCGCCGCCGGCACCGTCAGCATCCGCCGGTTGAAATCGATCTCGTCCCACCGGGCATCCAGGATCTCTCGCTTGCGAGCGCCGGTGTAAAGCAGAAGCCGGATCACCTGACCCACCTGCACATTGCGGTTGGTGTCGAGCTCATCAAACAGCCGTTGCACCTCTTCGGTGGTCAGGTAACGCTCCCGCGCCCCGTGATCCTCAAACGGCTCCACGCCATCGCAAGGATTGCTCTTGGGCGGCAAGATGTCCCAGCGGATCGCGCAGTTGTAGATGAACTTCATCAGCACGATCATCCGGTTGCAGGTGCCGGCCGCGTAACCCTTCTCGAACACCGCGTGGTGGAACGCCACCACATCGGAGCGGGTGATCCGGTTCATCCGGAACTCGGCAAACACCGGCAGCAGGTGGTTGCGCAACATCGTCTCATCCGTTTCCCAGCTGCGCTTGCGGGTCTTGGCGTAGGGCAGATAGCGCTCGGCCACAAAATCCCCGAAGGTCGGCACATCCTTGAAGCGGTGGCTCTCCACCTTGGGGTCGCCACCCTCGGTGACCATCTGCTTCATCTTGTGCGCCTTGGCCCGGGCGTCCGACACCGAAATCTCATCGGCCCGGCCAATCCGGTTCAGTCGCACCTTGCCGGCGGCATCGCGGTAGCGGAAGTAGAAGGTTGCTCCGCCGCTGGCGCGATGCTCCAGCAGGAAGCCTTTGATCTCCGTATCGAAGTAACTCACGGCCCCGGAGGCAGGCTCGCGACCTGGCAGCGTGGCCAGGAATTCGGTCGTCAACGCTTGTGCAGGCATCGTCGTGCTCCTCTATCAACTGAGGG